GCATAAAAACCTGCTGTACCTGCTAATGTGTCAATGTTATAAGCAGTTAACACTGAAGCAATTGGAGTGTTTGCGCCATCTTTAATTCTAATTTCACCACCTAGTGAATGTGAAATTGAAAGTTTGTTATCTGAATCAACTGATGCTACAATATTTGTAAATCCTGCTGCGTTAATTTCTTCTGCAATTAAGTCAGCGTCAGTTGTTGCACCTGTTGCTGCAAATGTAATTGTTTTAGCAGCCTGCATTGCTGAAGCAGTTTTAATTGATTCACTCATTTCAAAAGTATTGCTACCTGATGTAAATGAAGAAGCAGTAATTGCATCAGTTGTTACAGTACTTGCACCAGTTCCTGCTCTGCGCCATACTCTAAATGTTGCAGTTGCTGGATCTGTGTCAAATCCGGAATCTTCTGGACTGTTGAACTGTACAAAAATTGCGTCAGTTGCTAAATTTGCTCCCCCGCCGGATCTATCTAAATTATAGATTGCAGTGCTTTGGTTTTCATAAATTGGAGCATCAACAGCGTTCCAAGTTGTTGTTGCTGCTGCCCATTTAAATACTCTCCATCTTGCACCGTTGTTTGGTTCTGTTGTTTTGATCCAAACACTTCCTGTTGGACGAGGTGTGCTGTCATTTGTTTTCCATTGTGGCACAGATGTGTGTGCTGCTTGTGCTAATTTAGGTGCATAGTAAGTTCCTTTTGCAATACCTAATTCAGTAAAATCAATTGCAGGACCTGTACCAGCATCTCCAATAATGATAGCCTCAGTTAAAGTTGAGTCAGCGTTGTTACTATCTGCTTCTTTACCACTTGTGTAAAGGTAAAGTTTACCACTTACGTTTCTAGCAATAACACCCTGGGAATCATTAATTGCTCCATTAATTGCAGTTACTAGATCATCTAGTGTACCTGTAACTTCAAAGTCTGTGCTATTGATTGAAAATTTACCTGAACTTGCTGCAAAAGTATCTCCAATGATTGTTGGATGACTTGCTGTCCAATCATTGCTGCCTACTAGTACCCAATCACCTGCGCTAGGAGAAACACCATTACCAGCGGATTTGTAATACACTCTTGCTGTTTCTTTTCCTGCTACAAATGATCCAGAACCGTCTACAGTTTGGAATACAATTGCGTAATCTCCGATAGCACCTACTGAACCTTTAGGTTTTAATGTACCAGAGTCAATTTTACTTGCGTCGTCGTCTGTTAAAACAATAGGTGTTTTGTTAGCAAACTTTTGCCCACCTGTTACTGTAATTGCAGCGCCGTTCCATTCTTGAATACCGAAACTTGTAGTGCGTGTGTCTACCCACCAAGTACCGTCGTTTGGATTCGCTCCCGGAGCCTCTGACTGTCCTTCTAACTGTCCTAAATCTACGTCTGCTCTAGTAACGAATGCTGCGTTGGATACTCCTAGTAAACTATATGCTGCTAGTAATCCGTATTCGTTAAGTTCACTTCCGTGTATTGGAGTGTTACTTGCTGTCTTCTCAAAGTTTGGTACTCCGAAAAGATCTACTAATTCTTTTTGTGATGTTACTTTAAATGCTTTATTAGCATTCGCTTGTGTTGTCGCTGAAGCAGTACCTGTTCCAGCGGCATTCAATTTGTCTTGCGCTGTTGCTATAACAATAAGCGGAGTTGTCCCTGGTTCAGCCGGGGTATAAAAACTCTCGTCGATTACTGTTACTTCAACGCCTGGTGATGTTAATGCCATTCCGTTTTCTCCTGGTAATGTAATAGTATATTCATACCTACTCTGTATTACTAATGTATTTAGTGTGTTTTTACAAAAAAGGTGGTTTATAAGCCTAATAAAAGGGGCAGTAAAGGTGTAAATATATGTATGAGACCATTATGTAAGTGCGGATTGAGGCCTTGTGCAGTAAACTATAAAAAAGGCAATAAAGTTTACTATCGCAGTTTATGCGAGTCTTGCAACAAACACGGAGTAGAAGCAACTATTCCACGTTGGTATAGAGCAGGGTATAGAATTAAAAAACAATGTGATAAATGTGGTTTCAAATCAAAGCACAAGGAAGTTTTTAGAGTGTTCCATATAGATGGTAATCTAAATAATTGTAGAATTACCAATCTAAAATGTGTATGTGCTAATTGTATTACAGTTTTAAGTAAAGAAGGAATTACTTGGAAACAAGGTGATCTAGTTGCTGATTACTAAGTCTCTACATTTACTGTAAAGATCATCAATATTGCTATCGTTGTCTATTTCAAGATCAAATTTAGTGCCAACCCAAGCCCATTCTGAAGCGTGTATTTTCTGGTTGTTTAAATAGTTGATTGCTTCAATATCACCATTATTAGCTCTATGTGCATAAGCAATCCACTCGGGTAAACTACCACGTTTTACCCATATAACTTTACCGCCTGCATTTTTAATAGTGCTTACTTCATTAGGAAATCTGCAATCTGATATAACAACATTGTCTTTGCTTTGACGTAGTTTGTTTTCTAAACTTGCTACCCAAATATCATCGTGGAATGCTTTCCTGCATACTTCTGTACCCCAGTATTGTAACACCCATCTTGGAGTAAGCGTAGGCATATCTAGTCTTTCTGCCCACCAGTGATCTATCTGTTCTCTCCACTCTCTTGCTTCTTTCGTTCGTCCTTCAAGCATAGTTCTATCCCAGCCAAATACCGAAGAAACTGCATCTTTCAAAGTATTTGCAAAACTTTCTCTTCTAAATTCGTGAAAGTTTACAAGATAATCTGCTACTGTATCTTTACCGCTACCAATAAAACCACAAACACCTATAATCATTAATAATCTCCTTGTAAAACAATTATAGTGTATTACAGGGAAATTGTCAAGTAATTAATAAGTTTTTTTGTTTAAGCGTCTTACCAATCTTGTTGCTGTGTTAATGCGTTTTGTACGTGACTGACGTCTTGCTTGTTGGAATTTGGTTCTTGATCTTGTTGTTTTCATTCTTTGTGCTTGAGCAACATTTGGATGATCCCAACATTTTGAAGGGTGTGAAACTTGTCTACTTTTACGTGGGCCTGCTGTGCAACGGAATTTAAGTTTTGTAGTGCCGCCTCTAGCAGTCGGAGATCCTCGACCCCAGACTAATTGAGCTTCGTACATTTCCTCTGCATAAGGATCTATATCTGCAAATTCGTTAAACTTCATTATCCGTTTATCCAGTAATATCCTTGTCCACCCGGAACTAACATTACTAATTCTTCAGTAAGTCTATCTAGTTCAGCCTGTCCTTCTGCTTTCATAGCAGGACCGTTAAGTGCAGTACCGCCTTGTGGACCTGCAATACTTGCAAATTTTTCACGTGCTTGTCCTAATATAATTTTGCAGTTAGCAAGTGTGTAATCTTTGATCCACTGTCCTGAATATCTATCATCTAAAATAGTAAAATCAGGCTTTTCATTATAACACCAAAGCAGAACTGCTTCTTCGCCTCTCGGACGTTGCATTATAATTAATTTCTTGCTTTGCGGATTCCAAGTAAAATTTATAAATGAACCAAACATTTTTCCTACTAGTTCTTGATAACCAGCAAACAATTCATACGTTGCTAATCCGCCCATATTAGTTGAACTTAGCAAATATGTATTTGTGTATGCTAAATTAAATGGTTCAAACACTGTTCCGCCTGTACCATTTCCTGTTCTAGATCCTACACTTCTTCTAAAAATCTGTCTTACCTGCTGTATTTCTTTAGGTAAAAAGTAATCATTTTTATCTTTTTCAAGCATAAGTGTGATGTAACTTTCTTCAACAGCATTATCAGAACGCTGTCTAAATACACCAAGTGCTTTAGTTAATGCTGTTTCGTAGTGAATCGGATCAAGTTCTACATCGATCATACCTTCACCTAGCATTGCTTTTACGTAATCAAAAACTTCTTGTTTTTTAACATCAATTTGGCTCATATTACTATTTATGCCTTGTGCAGAAAACGGTAAATAAGTATACTATGCCAAGACTGAGCTTATATCGTCCTGAAAAAGGAAAAGACTACAAATTTATTGACAAAACTGTTTGGGAGATGTTTCAAGTAGGCGGTACTGATGTGCTTATACACAAGTACATAGGCCCTGGAACTGCTATTCAAGGAGAAACTCCTAGCACACCTAAATACAGTTCTGATGATCCTACTAATATACAGGATATGCTATTTCTAGAAAATAGAGATAGGAAATATGATCCTGATGTATACCAAATGCGTGGAGTATACAATGTTCAGGACATTGATTTTAATTTAAGCCAGTTTGGCTTGTTTTTACAAAATGACACACTGTTTATTACTTTTCATATTAATGATACAGTGCAAAAATTAGGAAGAAAACTTATTTCAGGTGATGTTATTGAACTACCACACTTAAAAGATGAGTTTGCTTTAAATGATTTAAATTATGCTTTAAAAAGATTTTATGTAATCGAAGATGTGAACAGAGCAGCAGAAGGTTTCAGTGTTACCTGGTATCCGCATTTATATCGTGCAAAATGTAATCCGTTAGTTGATTCACAAGAGTTCAAACAAATAC